TGACACTACTAAAAATATAAGTACTAAAGGTCTTATGTTTTTACTAAGCCATGAATCAGAGTTCATATCAACGTTCCATCTGTTGGTTACTTCTTTTTGCATTTGTGCTTCGTAACCCATTATCATGTCTTTAATTTGTTTTTCTGCTTCTAGTTTTTCTTCTTTAGATGTGTGTAAGTTATCTATAACACCACCTACGCTTTTTACGAGGTCAGCAGCACCACCTCCGAATATTTTATCTAACATTTATGCTTTATTTTTAGTTTTAACTTTTTTAGTCATTTTGCCAACTACAATTGAAGTAGGTATTTTTGCAAAACCATTTAGTACTTTTTTACCACTCTTTTTGCCAGATCTTTTCATTTTAAATGCCATATTGTTTTTTTTAAATATATGCCTCGTCGTTACCGTTGTTAGCGTCATTTTCCCATGGAAAATCATGATCACCTGCTTGTTTCCAAACGCCATCAACTAATATTGAGTCAACACCATTAATATCTTTTCTTATATACTTATCGCCATTATACATAACATAATCATCTGTGTACGCTAGTTTACCAGTCTTCATATCAGTTGCATGCCTCATTTCATGGTTTACAACCATAGCTTCTTCTTGGCTACCAGGCTCTATTTGATCACTAATAAATATAGTACCATCCATATTAGCCTCACCCATAATACCTTCATCTAAAGGTACTCTAATTACTGGAGTGCCAGGTACAGATGCGTCACTACCAGCTTGCTGGCCAAAACGCATTTTATTTCTTATCTGTCCATTGACAGCATAATTACCTCTTTCTGATCCTAGTTTAAATCCCATATTTTTATTTTAATAATAATTATAAAAAGCGTCTGATCCAACACCTATACCAAGATCAGATAAAGCATCTCTTGTTTCAAATCTATCAGGTCTTAAATCAAAATGGTTATCTTGTTCATCTATATTAAGCAGTTTACCATTTTCAGGATTATATGTATATGTTGATGTTTTCTCTTTACTACGTACAATTATTTGTTCTATAAAACCGTCTTTATTTTCTATTTTAGTTGTTTCTATAACATCAAAAATACCTCCACCGTGTTTACGATCAGCTCCAAAAAGATCGTAAGATTCTAATGCTCTAGCGTAATTGTCATCTTCATTACCTTCTTTTCCTTCAAAATATGATATATCATCTTTTAAAAACCTTCTATTACGCTCGTTTAAAACTAAAACTCTTTCAGTATAAGAATATCTACCACCTCTTAATTTTTCTTCAGAATCATCACCATAAGCAGCAACGTTGTAATTATAACCCATACCAGATGTGTCATAAAAACCATCTGGCGTAATACCGTATATATCATCAAAATTGTCAGATTCAAAATAGCCTTCTAGCTCACTTTTAGAAGGTCTATCTTGCCTGCTTGATCTGGGATCAGTAATACGCCTTACAGGTGAACGCATTTGTGGCGCTAACTTTTCTTCTACAGAGCTTTTCATTTTAAATGCCATTATCTTGTATTATCTTTTATCATATCATCTATAGCTTTGTTA